CTCTCCCTTTCCTTCCACCTCAGCGTACTTCTTGTGCTTCTCGAAGAGATCATTATCTTCTTCGTGTTCTTCGTCACACTTTGTGCACTCGTAAGAAACCAACTCGTCATCACCTTCGCGCGTCCCAACCTCCTCCATCTCAGAAGTAGAGTCAGCCAGTAAAGCCGCCAACTCATCTGGAGTCTTTTTAAGACTCTTGATAACTTCCTCCAAATCGTGCATGCCTTTTTCCCATCCCTTATAAGGAATAGGCACATTGGACTTAGCTATAGCCACAGTATGATCACGATTTATACCTTGTCCAGTAGTTCGGATACGAATATTTGCACCTTCTTTAGGATCCGTTATGTCAATACCCTCTTCTTCACCATCTTCTGGATCGCCAAATAGCTCACAAATACGTTCGCGCAATCTTTTCCCAAATTTCAGAACTTGAACGCTATCGGCATTACGAACATCAACAACATTGCAAACAAAGCTCTCCTTTCTGTACAGCTTCTTGCCAATAGCAACCTCAGCCGGATCAGAAGACCTGAACAGCTTGTTGCTGTAAGCACAAATCGGACACCGTTCATTCCAAGTATGCTTGGGACAAACAACCCACTCGCGCGAAGGCAAGTAGTGAAGGCAATATTTATAGTAAAATGGGCCATTCTTCTTAGGAGGCAATATTCGTAGTATATGCTTAGCCTCCGTCAGAACGTACTCGCCTTCCAGTCGCTTACCACCACCAGACTGCATGTCCCGATGCATAGCTTTAACGTCAGTACGACCATGTGACGATGGATCCTTTGCCATATTCGTTCCTCCCTTTCCTTTGTGCATGTAAATCTATTTGGTAACATGCTTGCCAATAAATCCAGCAAGCTTCATCATATTAACTTGCTTGGCACCATCAAACACGCGCTTCAGCTTTTCATCAGCAACGATAACTCTCCTATCACCACTGTGCTGCAAATCGTTGCTCTTTATGTAAGCCCACAACTTTTTGATTATCTCAGTCCTAGGCAGCGGCTTACTGCCTACCACTGCGGATAACGCGTCATCCGGCTGCAGCGGCTTCATAAACGATGCATTCGCTTTTCTCTTTGCCATATCTGTATCCTCCTTCTTGGTTAGAATTAGTAATTGACCCTTTCGGTCTCCAATATCACCTTCTGGTCTAGCTCACTCAAATCAGACGTGACTTTGTGTATTTCTATATCAAAATCCGGTTTGTCAGCGCAAGCAGTATATCTCAATCTAATAACTATCTGGGTGTTGTCGTCAGCCAACCTCGCTAATGCCTTTTTTCAACATGCCTACATTCATCATCTATCACCTCCTCCTATCCAATATCGCTACTTTATCTTTCAAAGCCTTTGTTAGCGCACGAAGCTCCGGATCCATCTCCTTGCGCATGTTTGCGCTTAGGCCAACCAGGGCATCTCGCTTGTGCTCTAGAGCACGCACCACACCATGTAAAACATCTTCTTTAAACTGGGCCTTGTGTAGTGAACTAAGAACTTCCCTATAATTAGGATGTGTAATAACGTAACTTTCAAGTTGTTCTTTAGTAGCACGATTACCATCCTTCTTAGCAATCTTGATTCTAAACTCGTTACGCAACTGAGCCGTTATCAATTCCAACTTCGCTTCCCTCAGACGCACCAATCTCTTAATTCTAGCGTGTAGCGTTGTGGCACGAGAATACCAAGCCGACTGTTCCCTAAATTCCTTATTGAGATCATTGCTAACGCTAACAACAGCATCCACGTCTATTGTAGAATCTTCTCCGTTAACCACGGACCCAAGAATCTTTATAGGACTAAGCTGCTTCTGGCTCTTCTTCACTATGCTGCTTTCCTGTCGTAGTATGCAGGATCCATTTTCTCCTCCCGCTGCATATATGTATATAACGCCCTACTGTTTCCTTTTAAGTGCATTACCTTATCTAAATCTATAAGCGAGCCTAAGTGGCGACCTATCTTCATCTCAACCTCGTATTTGATTTTACCGCTGTAATGTGGAGGACGTATACCCTCCATAATCTCTTTTACTTCCAAGGCCAATTTTATGGCTATACTACGATGAACCTCAGTAGTTATAGAGTCGTGAACTTCCTGCGTCAAAGCAGCAGGTAGTTTGTTACTCCTTATGTGTTGATCTATTTTAGCCATCGACAGCAGTGTCATATCGGCAGCCGTAGACTGTATCGGAGTGTTCATGGCCTTCCGCACTGCCTCAGACCGCACATTATCACTGCTGCTATGAAGACCTTTGATATAACGTCGCCGACCAAATCCATTCAGAGTGTATCCGTTCTTAATAGCAAAATTTTCGAAATCCTTAAACATATGCTTCAGCCCTGGAAATGCGTCAAGCATAGAATCCATAAAATCTTCAGCTTCATCTATGCCTATCCCAAGAACCGCAGCCATCTTAGGTGCACCACCACCAAACAGTAATACCCACCACGCAACCTTCGCATCTGCGCGATGCTTATTATATTCCTTCCAACGCTTGAGTTTATCAGACAGAACCTCGTGTTGTGGCATCTTTATATACTTCATCAACCTGTCGTATGGCAAATCACGGGCCATTGCGGCTGTAAGAGTATGCACGTCCTTGCCATCGGCAAATGCTTTAACCAAAGTTTTGTCCTCACTACGATCAGCCGCAATACGAACCTCCACATTCTTAAAGTCAGGTGAGATAAGCAAGTAATCTGGCTTGGCTATAAATTGTCTACGGACTACGGGTTGTCGTGGGTCTTGTTGACGAGGAGGATTAGAACTAGAACGTCGGGCTGTCTCGGCACCGTGCTGCAAATAACTAGACCGTACTCTGTTGTCCGCACAAAGATGTCGCCTTATGCCTATCACATTAGTAGTAAGTCGTTTTGTGATAGCTTTGTATTCCAGGTAATCCGTAAAAAAAGTTTTTTGGTCAGCTTTCAACTTCCAGTTTTTCGTAAAACCTTTGACAGTCTTCTTAGTAACACTGAGTCTTCCGCCATCTGTGAGCACAGGTCCGTCAGCTATCATATCTCTATATTCACTGAAGTCCCTATCACCGTTGTGCTCTTTGTCAAACTTTTTAATATCTATTCTAAGCCACCTTGTCACCAAGTCAGCAATCTGATCAGAAGAAGAAAAATTGAAATCAGCGCCAACCCGAGCTATCTTTCCCATGTTACGCTCTAACATCTTCAGCCTGCCTTTATAGTACTTTTCGAGATTCCTATTATATTTCACGTCTACCAACTGTCCGCTAGCCTCCATGTTAGCTATTGCTACAAGACCAGGCATCTCAACATCGAAATATAACTTAGTCTGGTTGCGCTTCTTTATGACAGGTAACTTTTCAAGATAATAGCGACGTGTAGCTATGGCATCACCACAAGAATATCTACCAAGAACGTCCAAAGGAACATAATTGTAATCCCTAGGCTTATCATCGGGCCAATTAGCCAAGAACCATTTTTCCAGTTCTAATTCATATCCACCCATACCTACTTGCCATGCCAGCTTGTCGAGACCATGCATGCCTTGTGTTGGATCTATAGTGTGGCTAAGAAGCATAGTACAACCACGCAAGTGGCGCAGCCTAACGCCAAAATAACCGCGAGTCACGTTATACTCATACTTGGCATTCTGCGCTATCTTCTCGAATTTTGTTTTGGCATACCAGATAAAAAACTCTTTTACTTCGGCATAATGGCCCCTCCATATATTAGAAGGATTTCTATGGTCAAGCGGAACGTACCATGCCTCATCATTGTCACAACAGAATGACGATCCACCGAGCACAAACTTATTACCTATGTGAAAAGGGGTCTTTACAGAGTTACTTTCGTAATCATTTACTACAACTGTATTTTCTGGAAGGTCTTTGAATTTCGTCTTAAACAACCGAAACTTTCCTATATCGTCAACAATGTTACATTTAAGATTGTCCAGGGGGCTACGGTCTTTGTTCCGTATCTTGGATATAAGACCTGCTAGTGCATCCTTTATCATCTTTCTAAATTCCGGTTGCCTACTTGGAAGAGCAGCAGCAGGATGTATTATAGGAAAGTAATTCAACCCGTCCGATCCTATACGCAACAGACCATGCTCTTTTGTTATGCGGCCTTTCGTACCTCGGCCTAGCATAGCCTTCATAGCGGCATTACCAGCTAGGACTATATATTTCGGTCTGACGTGTTTTATTTCCTCAAGCAGGTAAGGCTTGCAAGCCTTGACTTGCTCAGGTGTAATCTTTTCATTCCACGATTTCATGCATCGTGTAGCGTTTGTAAAATAAATTTCATCGCGCTTTACGTTCAGCTCTGTTAGAATGTCTGTAATCAAACCACCGGCAGGTGCATCAGGATGAAATGGTACGCCTGTTCTGTTTTCTTCAGACCCTGGGCCTTCCCCTACAAGCATAAAGAGGGGATGCTTAGGACCACGACCCCATACGGGCTTGTTATTTCGCTTGCGAAGCGAACACTCATCACAACTCCAAACTGGATTAATGCCCTTAGGGCGAAAATCTGTCCTGATCATATAGTAGTACCAAGAACCATCGCAAGACGGATCAAGACATCAGAAAGCACACCCGAAGGGTGATTTACTGATCTTTGCCAATACGATACAATTCCAGTTAACGCAAACTGTAAATTGTAATCTAACTCCCAAGCCTTACTAACATTGGTCACACTAGGAATCAATTCCCCAACAGGTCCCCTATAATACCAACAAGCACCCGTTTCTCTAACAATTTCAGATAACGCTATCTCTCTTCTGATATACCACATGGCTTTCTGTGTGTCTTCTGCCACTTTATCTGGATTACCCTTCTTGCCAGCACGGCAAATGTACTTGGTTGCGTTGTAGAGAAAGGCATTGTTTGTCATTCCCCAATTTTCCATTACCTTAACGTGCTCGTAAGGCGTATCACCGCCATAATGTAACGGATGATTAACTTTTTCTGTCATAAGCCATTTCCTCCTTATGAAATCGTTCAAAGAAATTAAAAATCTGTCGTCCAAGACACTCGTCGTCAACAAAAGCCTTGCTATGTCGTATAAGATCCAAGATATAACTAACGTGTTTAACAAAGATACCAGAGCGATTACCAGCAATCCATTCATCACGCAAAGTAAACATCAGCTCGAATCTGTCGGCTAATTCTACAATAGCTGCGTCGTAACCATCACCTTCCTTAGCCCTAGACGCAGCAAAAGGCACATAAATTTCCTCCAACAAGCTATTGGCAACTGCATCTTCTAGATCGTGGATGAGCTGTTTGACTTTGGGGCCATTATTGTACTTGACACTATGAGGAATATCGCCTATCAAGCATTCCGATACATCATGTAAAAGAGCTCTGCGCATAACGGACAATACAAACCCCTTGCCCATAGCAGCCATTAAGTTTTGAGCCTCATTCCTGTTCTCAGCAACAGAATATGGATCCACACGCTTAAACAGATCGTCTGCAAGAAACATAGCTATCACCGCAACGTAATAGCTATGCTCCGCCACGGTTGGTTGTTTCAATAATGGCTCACCTTGGAACTGCCGTGTAAAGCTGAGCCGTCTAATCTGCAACACGCAATCTAACAAGGAAGTGCTCATAACCCTCCAGATATAAACATTCTGGTACCAGCATCGCACGATATCCAAGTGCTTCGCATGGCGTCGTCAAGTTGGCAAGGCAAAACACCACCTTCATTACGGTGATAATAACGCCACAAAAACTCAGATAATGAAACACGCAAAGCGTTATCTCTAACTCTATCAAAGAGTCTAGACGCCAAACCATCTTCGTAATCAGACCATGGATGTTTATCGCAGTTAAGTACAAATGATCCCAGGAGGGTGACGAACACAAGGTCACTTATGAATAATGGCAACCCAGCAAACGTCAGGTCTCCAATGTCCAAATCGCCAGAATTCCTGGTTCGCAAATAGTCCTCTACGTCAAAGATCATTTTAAGCTGACTATCGATGATATGTAAACCATCAAGACCATACCCAAAAAGACTGTTCGTGGGATTTGGCATTACGGTATGATCGTACACATCGTAGGCAGTGGCGCTTGCCATATTACGAAATCGCGTGTCAAATTCTTTTTTGTAGTAGTGGAGAGAGTTAGATATTAGGTAGAAACATCCGAGAGGAATGCCAACAAGGTGTGCAACAAGCTGATGCAAAAAAGTAAACTCAAATATGTTTATTCCGCTCCACCCAAACAAAATGTCATTCGATCGTATGGTAACTAACAAATCCAGCCGACCGTTACGCGGCATAAAGCTTAGAGACTGCGTACATGGAAAATCTTTGGATGTAAAGTTATCAAAGTCATTACCCAAAGATTGCCAATCCAAGAGGCTGATAACGGCTCGACGACTGGTTGGTCTCTCACTTAAATCCTTGATCACAAGGGCCAACTGATCCACAAAATAACCGTCGTTTCCATCGGGACCTCTATCATCACATCTTCCTCGTAATCTAGGGCCATAAGCCGCACGCCAAGTTCTACCTTCATCGTCACTGTAATCCTTAGCTCTGGGCAGATAATATGAAAGGAAGGCTAAGTCATTGTGACCAGCAAGAACCCAGAGCGTTTCGGCACACGCAGCGATTATACTATTATTTCGCTTTGGCACCGTAAGAACCCTTTTCCGTGGATCCAACATATCAATTATCACCGGACCAGGACTGTCTACCGTCAGTTTGTTGTCACGTCGTTGTTCTTCAGGCCACTTCCATATTTCATGCAGAATCTGATAGAACAAATCGTTAATAGACGAGCCTGTCAGGGATGTAATCATTCTATCCTCCAAAACAGAAAAAGAACGGGACAGGTCATGAGCACCGGCGCCGAGCGACGGTTACTGCCGGAGGACGCTATAACGTCGTGAGCAGCATTTTCATGCCTGTCCCGTGACAAACAACAGAGAACCGATGCAGCAAATTTGCAGTCTGCTTCCACGGTCGTGTTGTTTGCCAAACTGTTCCGCATATTAGCATATAACGCCGAAAGCCGTCAATTGCGAACAAATACAATCCAGATTACGACAAGTAAGCTAATCATTATGATGCAAGACAAGATAATAATAACGTCGTGAATTACCGTATAACCTAACATCTGACCAAGCACGTAAGACACACCTATCATGCTCAGAGAGAAATAAAGAGCCTTTCCAAAAAGAGTCCTTCCGAAAATTGTAAATTTGTCTTTCATATTTTTTTTTAACCTCCAGGATCTATATATAGAATAGACGACATGTCGTCTATGTTGCGCAGCAACATGAAGTATCTAACTCTAATGAGAGCTAGAGTTAGAATAAGAAGTAGATAATCCCCTTACCCCCCCTATAACCCCCCTTTCCCCTTTTATTCATGGATTTCAAATCTACCATTTCTTTCCTTCAGTGCACGTACGTAAGGTCCTTTTGGCGCCACATGCCGAATGTCTTTATAGTCGCGGCAGAAAAGTTATCGTGGCTACCTGCAATGTGTTGCTTGGTTTCGGACGCTAGGCGACGTACCAATTGCTTAACCTGACGCGGTTTTTCACATTTCAAGCGGTTCAGAATTATCTGTTTTTCTTGCGTCATCTTACGCGGCATCCATTCATGAAGCGATGCTTTTATCAGATATGGCGCTTGCTTTTCACCAACAAGCTTTATCGCCATAGAAACTAAGGTATCCAGCAGGATTACGGTGGCAATGCTTTGAAGTTGCTGGCTGCCTATTGAGGATATGGTCTCTTCGCTATCAAAAACTTGTTTCTGATTTGCACCTTTTCGTAGACTTCGGACTGGAGCGCGGCGAATGCTAACGATAGCATTTTGCCCCGACCTGTACGCCAACATCAGGACTTGCTTGTATGGCTTAAAACGATACTTTTGTATAGCACGCCACACGCGTAAGTTGATGTCATTCAATACGTCTCTGAGCACTTCTTTATGATCAAGAGCCATCCTCTTTGCAGTGCGTTTACATGCCCATTGTAAACGCAACATGCAATATTCCTGTATGGCTAATTTATCTTTACGCGACAGCCCCTTGCGTCTTTGCCTTTTTACCTTGCCCGATGCCCAAATTTTGCTTTTCAATGTCGCCTCCTCCTTTGCGTTGACGGTAAAATTTCTTTTTATAGGCTGAGTGGGTGTCAAACAGATAACCGAACAACATTTCCCATCGTATAGAACCTACCTTGTTGAAGA